TCTAATAAAGCTTTATTTAAGCTTTTTAAAATTCCACCTTCGCCTAATAAATCTTCAGGACTCTTGTAATTTGTTAAAAATTAGGAGCTGAGGCTATTAGTTGAGCGTTTGCCCTTGCTTCTTTATCTCCTATTGACGCTTGTTTAGATACCTCTGCAAATCCGGTTCATCCCCACCTGTGTGGGGAACATAACGCTTTTTGTAAAATACCAACATCCCATCTCTTGATAATTCTGACTGATTTCGTTATGTTTTACGCCGTAATCCCATGCGTCCTGTTTGCTCATTCGTTTTAATTGGTGATATGTTTTATACATTGTGTTTTTCCTCCTCACAAGCTAAAAACAGATCATCAATTGCCTGTGTTGGTGTATTTCCCCATGCTTGTAATATGTCATTTTTGTATTTTGTCCGTGCGTGCCAGCAGTAGATCGTTTTTCGTGCGCCTATGTTGGCAAATTCCAGTTCCAGAGTGAAGTATGTCATTTTGCCGCCTCATACTCGCCCAAAAACTCATTAATACAGCCGTCAATATCAATATCTTGAGTCAAATCATCAACCAATACGCTCTCATGGATTTCATTGCAGCAGATACACAATGCGGACGGTGGGTGACAATTACTAATCACGTAATCATCATCACATGGGGTGTAAAATAATCCCTCATTGTGATCTAAGCTGATTTTTTTTAACTCCTCTGTTTTTAGTGTGGTTTTCATTTTTTCTCCTCTGCTAAAAAATCGTTAATAAAACTAGCAGATATCCCCTGGGTAATCAGATTATATATCGCCTCAGATTTAGGACAACAAAAAATATATATTTCCCTGGCCTCATCTGTATCAAACCAACCGTCTAAATCCAACCCGTACAGACTCAATCCGGTTTTACCATCTGTGCTGTGGTATATATCTACTGATAGATCGGCAAATATAACTAGCTCCCAATCTGACGAACCCCATTTGTCTGGGTTGTTAATTAATGTTGTTGCGATTGCAATTTCTAGGTTTTTTGTTTGTTCATTGTTCATTTTTTCATCCTCCGTTTTTGTTGTGCCGGTGTGCGGCGGTTATCGTTATTTAAAGTATGTACTTTTTTAATCCTTTTGTCAAGCGTTTTTATTGCGTTTCCTCAATTATTATACATAGATTCAATTGACACTATTCAATTTATTACAGCACTTTAAATCCTCGTCGCTGTTAACTCAAAATCAATTGTTTTTAATCAAATATTACCACATAGTAGTTATAGACAAAACGTGTTGCCCCTACGTGGGGAGCGAGTACTATGTATTTGCTATGTTAAATAAAGATACATTTCTTTTTGGTTTTGTCTGCCTATTAGTTTGGTCAATCGAGTAACGTTATTTTATCGAGTTATTACTATCAGTAACTACGTGCAATTACTACGTTTATAACAATTTAATTTATCATTTTATGTCAACCTAGTAGTTATATATATTAAAGTTACTGTATTTGGTGGTGAAGGTGTATGGTGTCAATATGGGCCATTAGATTGAGTCGTATTTTTAGGCTACAAACAGAGCCCAAAAACAACTCTGAAACTCCGCAGTCTGAGACCCTGTTTTTTGGTGGTACTGCCGAGTGATTATAGTAGTTAATAAGAAATGTTGTAAGTCGTTGCGGTTCAATAGGTTAGCCTTATAGTAGGCAATACTGTTTAAGTAACTGTAATTGTTGACAAAACAGAGTTTGTAAGTTATTGGTATTGTTGAGGTTACAATAAATATTGACGTTTATAGTAATTATAGTAGTGCCTGGACAGCGTAATTATTACAATTTCACGACCCTGAGCCTATAATCTGCTAATTATCAAAGTTTGCCCGTTTTTTAGTGCCTGAGGATTGATCCTGTTAAACGATAATATAGTAGTGCGTGTGTTTGTGTGCCGTGTTTGTGTGCTGTGTTTGGCTCTGGATATATAGAGTAGCAACCGTATCAATCAACGCAGATCAGCAGATCAGCTGTGTCCAGCCGTGTCCCGGTGTGGTGTGTGGTAGCAGGTATGTCCGTCTGATCTATCAACAAGCTATCCCCGCCAATGACTTATACCATACATACGTATGCCTTGTGAGCTTTCAAAACATTAAGCATGCTTTCCCCAGGCGAGAGGCACGGGTCGGGGTTTTGCGGAATGTAATGTATATAGGAACCCACACCGAATGCCCTACCAAATTCCAGCGAAAGGAATAGTTACCAATGAGGAAAGCGTTACCATGAACTATGGTGATATATTTTTTTTCTAATTTGGTGGGAAAAGACTTGACACTATGTAAGGAATGTGGTATATTAGTAACTATGGATACACGAATACTACGGATGTTGAAGATGTTAAGGCTGGGGTATCTGATACCAAAAGTACAGGCGGAGGAGTGGTGGCGAGAATGAAACGAGATACACGGGAGTTAGATTGGGTGAGGTGGATAAGCGGGATAAAAAAGGAGGAGGAAATAAATGCAAACAGACAGAGAGTGGCGTGCGAAGATGAGGAAGGATAGGCAATGGATATGGTGGGGAAAATTTGGATATCCTATAGGGATAATTGTGGGGTTATTAGTGGGTTATTTAATTTGGGGATTATGAAAGGGTTGGGGGATGAATGAATAACACAGGAATAGTAATAATGGTTATATGGGTATCAGCGCTTGGTGGGTCTATGTTTACAGGGAAGGTTGAGCCGTTCTATTGTGCATTTTGGATTACGCTTGCAATAGGGTTGGGATATTTAATAATGATGGATAAATAGTAAAGGGGAAGTATGAAAATCAAAGCACTTAGAAACATGCCGGGAATCAAAGCTGGAGAAGAGTTTGAGATACGGGAATTGGAGTTAATGGAAGGGAAGCAGATACGAATGGGGGATGTAATATTTGATAGGGGCACTTTGAGAGCATACGTTTATGCTGGGTATTGGTTTGAGAAGGTAAGGAATGAATTGCTTGAGAAGTTTAAAGAAAGAATAGAAGAACATACGATTACTCCATGGGAGCAATTAACAGAGATATCTAATGAGCATTATAAGGAGAAGGTATCAGCAGCGTTTGAAAAAGGAGTGAGGAGTGTGTCTAGTTGGAAAGACCTTAAAGCTAAGGTAATGGAGGTATTCAAATGAAAACGGATCAGACTGAGAAAGAAACGGCACAGTCGAGGTATGATAAGCGTATGAAGGCAAGGAGCAGGAAAGGAAAAAATAGTTCGTTTCGTATGGGGAAGATTAAGAAACCATGGAGTTATGAAAAGGAGGTGATGGAATGAACTATAATATAGATTACGAAGTTGATGAAGAGGTATCGCTGGTGGCATTAAAACTGCCAGCTCGTATTGAAGAGATAAGTATAGGATGTATGGGAGTAACGTATCGAGTTGCATATTGGAATAATGGCGAGAGGTATTCTGTGTGGGTAAGTAGATGGGAGATTATTAAAAAGGAAAGGAAACAAAATGAGCAACTATAAAGAGTTCGCAGAATTAGAAGTAGATATTGAAGAGGTACTTAGAGACAAGGAAAAAGTTCGAGTTGATGATGTATGTTTAGATATAGGGATAGTGAAAGATCGGATTCACATGAGGTTGCGAAGGTATGTGTGTCATGTGCTGAGGAAGAACGGGTGGGAGTATTCAAGCGTGTATAACAAAGTAACAAAGATGAGTGAAAAGACTTGGATATACCGCAAGAAAATGATGGACGTGGATTACTTGAGGGGTAATAAAGATTATGTATAAATAAAGATTATGTATAAATATAGAATCCATTTATAAAAAAAGGAGAAAATAATGGCATTAGAAACATTAAAAGGTGTAAAAGAAGTTGGTGGATTTGATGTAGTAGTAATGGACGACTTGAGGGAGAAATTTCCTGAGAAGTTCAATGAAAGCGGATCAATGGATTATAAATGGTTTGAGGCTGATATCAGACCAAAGAATTTTATCTATGTCCGTAATGATAAAAATAGTTTATCTTTTACTATTCAGAAAGGATCGATAAAAGAAGTAGGAGTTAATGGTTGTCAAGTTGATACCGTTATTGAAACTGCTAAAGTTATTATCGAAGGGCTAAATAAACAGTTTCCCTGCCGAGAAAACTCGTTAGCTATCACGAAGTTGGAAGAGGCTTTAATGTGGTTAGATAGGCGTAAAAAAGATAGAGTAAAAAGGGGAGTAGAAGGAACAAGTGAAAAATAAAAATAAATGGGTTCTATATTTTTAACGGAGGAGTGTTATAATGCGAAAGATAGTAGCTAAAGCAATAAGGAAGGTAGCCTTGAGGGACTGGGTTGAAATTAAGATGAAGTATAGATTATCAGATAAGGACTTTAAGAATTTTTATCGCAAACTAAAAATCATGTTTATAAGGGGGAATAAAAATGAGCGAAGGGACAAGTTTAAAGAAGCTCGAAGATTATGTTCTTGCTGATCCTAAGTTAATCATGGTGGTTTGTGATAATATAGTTAACGGTGGATCGTTGACGGAGTTATCTAAAGTTTGGGGTATAAGATACTCTGATTTATATAAATGGATAATGGCTGATGAGGATAGGAACGAGTTATACCAGAGGTCACTTGAGCAGAAGAAAGATTATTTATCTTCAAGGATAATCGACGAGCTGAAGTATATTGGTTTAGCTGATTTGAGACTAGTGTATGATGAAGAAGGAAATGTTCTTCCTATAAGTGAATGGCCTGACGAGATAGCTGCGGCAATAGGAAGCATCAAAAAAACGCTCGGTGGCGTAGAGATTAAGGTAAATGATAAAATAAAAGCATTGGAGCTGATGGGAAAAGAAGTATCAATGTTTTCAAATAAGGTTGAGCATAGTGGACAGATATCTCTTGAAGCGTTAGTAGCTTCTAGTATGCCAGCAGATTTAAAATCAGATACTCGTGAAACTATAGATGTAACACCTGAAAAGGAGGAGTCAGTAGATGAGCAACCCGTTATCGCAAGCGGCACAGAACATCCAGACATGGCGTTCTAATCCGTGTAAGTTTGTTTATGACCATTTTAACATTGAGCCTGATCCGTGGCAGAAAGATGTATTAGATGCGTTTGGGTCAAGAGATCCTAATAAGATGAGAATTAGTATGCAAGCGTGTGCAGGGCCAGGGAAAACGGCATTGCTTGCATGGTGTGCATTAAATTTTCTTACATGTTATGCCGACGAAGGAAACCATCCTAAAGGAGCTGCAGTATCAATCACGCAGGATAATTTAAAAGATAATTTATGGCCAGAGATAGCTAAGTGGATGAATAGAAGCGATATGTTAAGGTCTATGTTTACATGGACAAAGACCCGTATATTTGCTACAAGTATTATAAAACATGGTTTATGTCAGCTAGAAGTTGGAGTAAGTCGGCAGACGAAGAGGAACAGGGAAGAACTTTATCGGGGCTACATAGTGATTATGTATTATACTTAATAGACGAGTCTGGCGATATACCTATTCCCGTTCTTCGTTCTGCCGAACAGGGATTAACGAGTTGTAAGTGGGGCAAAATTTTACAAGCTGGTAATCCTACTTCATTGGATGGAATGTTGTATGCAGCAGCAACAAAGCTGAGAGATAAGTGGCATGTAATAAATATAACTGGCGACCCTGATGATCCTAAGCGTTCACCAAGAATAGATATAGATTGGGCTAGAGAACAAATAAATAATTATGGAATAGACAATCCGTGGGTAATGTCATATATATTAGGGAAGTTTCCACCTAGTTCAATTAATACATTGCTAGGGCCTGCAGAGGTTGAAGCTGCAATGAAACGTCATTTAAGATTAGATGAGTATTCATTTGCACAGAAGAGGTTAGGAATTGATGCAGCTCGTTGGGGAAGTGATCCGTGGTGTATTTTTCCAAGACAGGGTTTAGCAGCGTTTAAATTTATAGAGATGAGAAATCCAAGAAGTGAAGATGTGGCTGCTAGGGTAGCGTATGCAAAAGCAAAGTGGGGAAGCGAGCTAGAATTTTTTGATGGTACAGGTGGGTTTGCATCGGGAGCTGTTGATGCAATGGTACAGGCAGGTCATTCACCGTTTGAGGTACATTTTAACGGTAAGGCGATGGATTCAAGATATGTGAATAAACGGTCTGAGATGTGGTTTAATATGGCAGAGTGGGTTAAGAAGGGAGGAGCATTACCTAATGATTCAGGATTAATAAAAGAGCTTACTACTCCTACATATACATTTGTTAAGGGAAAGTTTATGTTAGAGGAAAAAGAACAGGTTAAAAAAAGATTAGGTTTTTCTCCTAACAAGGGAGATGGTTTGGCTTTAACTTTCGCTTTACCAGAAATGCCGTCGGGAAATGCTACGCTTGAAAGTTTATTAGGTGGCGACCCTTATAAGAAAGGACAAATATTGCATGACTATGATCCGTACGATGAAAAAAGAGGATGATGTTTTAAAGTCAATAATAACTACTGCAGTAATAATCTTACCATTTATATTTTACCTCGATTTAAGACCAATCATAGCAGGCCCAATAGAAAACATTCAAGTAGTAAAAGCAGTCATGGCTCATTTGTTTTGTTGTATGATTGTGTTTTATGGATTGTATAGTAAAGGTATTCCAAGAAATAATTTTAAATCAGCGTCTATATTATTATTTTATTTGTCAATACATATGCTGGTAACTCCTCAATATAATATTAAGTTGCTTGGAGAAAATGTTTCTGGAATTTGGATAGCACGAGAGTTCAATGATTTATTTTTATTTTATATAATGGTAATGATAGTGTCGTCGATAGATTGGGGAAAAAATTCATTACGGAAACTGTATGAAGTAATTTGTTGGATAAGTTTTTTATGTTCATTATATATTCTTATTCAATTCATGGCGGTAGACCAATGGCAGAATGTTATATATTATCAAAGTGTACTATCACAAACTAATCCGACCTTGACGAGTTTTCTTGGTCAGTCAACTTTTGCTGGTACGTTTTTAGCGTTGACGATTCCGTTTTTAATTTGCAATAGAAAGATATGGATGATACCAATATGTTTATTTGCAATTTTCTTGACGAATAGTTTAACGGCTTTTTTAATGGTTGGAGTGGTGGTGTTATTATATTTGATGGTTCGAGGTGGGATATATGTTAGATGTGTAATATATGCAATTAAAGGATTAATGATATATTTATTTTCACTTCATCCATATAAATATTTGGAAATAATAAGGCATGAAAGTTCAGGAAGGATTGGGGTATGGAAAGATGCATTTATGCAAGTAATTCATTCTCCGTTCCCTGAAATAAAAAATTTCTTTTTAACTGGATATGGATTCGGGTCTTATGAATTTATACAGAAAAATTTATCCTTGTCGGGGTTTATAGAATTACACAATGAATATTTAGAGTTTTTTTGTGTTGCTGGAATCATAGGATTTACATTATTAATATTTTCACTTTTTATGTTGATTAAAAAAATTTTTATGATTAATATAATAGATAGGTACAGATTCGCTGCGGTTGTTTGTTTTTTTGCAGTATGTTTTGGAAACCTAATTCATTTTATGTGGCAGTTAGAACCGCATAGGTTTTATATATGTATTATGTTAGGAATAATTTTAAACTACATTAACAAGGAGAAAAAAGGATGAAAAGACATAAAATAAATATGTTTAAAAAAATTATATTGTTAATTGTTGTATTAGGTTTAATAGCTTTACCTGCATCTGCAGTTCAGCTACAAGTTGATAGTGCTAACGCTGGTCATTTTTCGATATTAAATGTTCTTGGTGCTGATGATACAGCTATTGTTGGGCCTACTGCAACTATTGATTTAAGTTCTCTTTATCAGGCAGATACGAGTGGTGCGGTTGAAGTTTTAGAGCTTTCACAGTCTGATGTTGACCAGCCATTTTTAAAATTCACCTGTACTGAAGGCAATATGAATTGTAATTCTACTTATACATCTACTAATGCTACTAAAACTGGAGCAATTCTAGTTGATATTAATGGGACAGATAGATGGATTCAAACATTTGATGACCCAAATTAAGAAGAAACTTGCTCTTTATATTTTTCAGCATTTTGAAATTGTAAAGACGATTAAAGAGCTGTATGGTTTTGTAGACTATTTTTTTGAAAGAATTATATATGCCAGTAAAGACGATGAAATAATTGGAGTGGCAGTTTATCTCTGGTTAAATGATGATGCTCTAAGTTTAATCAGAGATAAACCATTAATATTAGCAAGCGTTGAGGAGTTTAAAAAGATAGAAGAAATGAAAGGCGATAACATGCATTTTTTCGGGGTAGCTACTCGTGAACCTAAGTTGATTTTGAAAGGTATAAAACAAATTATAAAAGATAAAAAACCTAGAACTATATCATGGCTAAATCAGGATATGTCTAGGTTTGTTTGTTTTAAGGGGGTTAGGTAATGCCAGCTATATTGATACCAATAGGAACTGCATTAGGTGTTGGAGGGGCTGGAACAGCAGCTGCTGTAGCAGGTGGAGTAGCTGTAGCTGCCGCAGGAACTGCCATAGGAACATCTGTTTATAGTGCATCAGCTCAAAAAACAGCGGCTAAAAAAGCAGCTGGTCATCAAGCATATCTTCAAGGACAAGAATTAGAGAAGGCTGAAGCATTAGAAAATGAAGCTAATTTAAGTGCAGAGAAAACAGCTACAAGAGATGCAGCAAAGTTAAAACAACAGCGATCAGCAGCAGCTGCAACAGGACGACGAAATACAATATTAACAACTCCTTTAGGAGTAGCTGGTGATGCAGCAACTGGTCAGCGAAAAACGCTATTAGGGACTTAATGTCACAATTAACTAAAAGACAGATTTTAGATACTCTTACGAAAGAGTTAAAGCGGGAGCGTCAATCGTTTGAATCTCAATGGAGGAGTATATCTGATTATACTTTACCGTCTAGAGCTAGGTTTACTTTAAGTAGAACTAATAGGGGAGACAGAAGAAACCAAAAGATAATTAATTCTACAGCCGTATTAGCGTCAAGAACTTTAAGGTCAGGTATGGTGGCTGGAATAACATCTCCTGCACGTCCGTGGTATAAGTTAGCAATAAAAGATAGAGATTTAATGGAGTATGGCCCTGTGAAGTATTGGTTGCAAAATACTGAAAATGAAATGCGGTCACAATTTTTAGTAAGTAATTTATATAATATATTACCTACGTTGTATGGAGATTTAGGTAATTTTGCTACGGGTTGTATTTTCATGGAAGAAGATTTTGAAACCGTTTCAAGGTTTTATGTTTTTCCTATTGGAAGTTATTGGATTGCTAATGATGAGAGATTAAAAGTAAAGATTTTTTATAGAGAGTTTAGGTTTACGGTTAGGCAAATAGTAGAGAAGTTTGGAAGAAAAGATGCTACGGGAAGTTATGATTGGTCAAATATAAGTTCGCAAGTAAAAAACTTATATAATAGAAGTCAATATGAAACTTGGATAGATATGTGTCATATTGTTATTCCGAATATAAGTTATGATCCTAATAAGCTACTTTCTAAATATAAAAAATATTCAAGTATTTATTATGAAAAAGGAACTGGCAATAATGATAAAGCTGATATGGATAAATATTTAAGTGAAAAAGGATATACTTATTTCCCTGTATTAGCACCTAGATGGGAAAAAACAGGGGAAGATGTTTATGGTACTGACTGCCCGGGGATGACAGCTTTTGGAGATAATAAGTCTTTACAGACTATGGAGAAAAGAGAAGCTCAGGCAATTGAAAAGCTTGTTAATCCTCCAATGACAGGGCCATCTATTTTAAGAAACAAGAAGGCTTCTATATTGCCAGGAGATATGACGTATTTAGATTTAAGAGAAGGACAGCAAGGATTCAAACCCGTTCACGAGGTTAAACCTGATATAGCAAGCATTGAAATGAAAATAGAAAAGCAGGAACGAAGAATCAGTAGGGCGTATTATGAAAATTTATTTTTGATGTTATCACAGAGCGATAGACGAGAAATCACAGCTAGAGAGGTTGATGAAAGACATGAAGAAAAATTACTTATGCTCGGGCCGGTTCTTGAAGGATTGAATGAAGATTTGTTAGACCCGTTAATTGATAATCAGTTTGCATTTGGTGAAGAGCAAGGAAGATTTTTACCTCCTCCTCCTGAATTATCTGGTATGCCTTTAAAGGTTGAATATGTAAGTATAATGGCTCAAGCTCAGAAGTTAGCAGGGATAGCAAATATTGAAAGGTTTTTTGGATTTGTTATTAATACTGCTGTACAGTCACAGAATTTTCAAATGTTACAGAAAATTGATTTTGACCAAGCTGTTGATGTATATGGTGAACGAATGGGAATTGATGTTGATTTAATTAAGACAGATGAAGATGTTCAGGTTATAAGAGAGCAGGAGGCTAAGGCAGCTCAGGAGCAAGCCACTATGGATCAAATAACACAAGGTGCAAGTGCTGCAAAAGATTTAGCTAAGTCTGATTTAAAAGGCAATAATGCTTTAAAAAAAGTTGTTGAAGGTATAGGTGGCAATCAATAATGGTAGATTATAATAAAAAAGTATTAGTAAAAAATGTAGCAGATAAAGAGCAAGTAAACAATGCTGGTAATAAAGAAGTAGATGCAAGAGAGAGAGAATTAAATGATATTGCTATGGTTATGTCAACGCTAGAAGGCAGAAGATTCTTATATAGGCTAGTTAATTATTTGTGTCATTATGATTCTGATGACTTTAATCATTCGGGTTCAATAACATATAAAAGTTTAGGTGAAAGAAATATAGGAAGATTAGTTAAATCTGATTGTATTGAAACATCTATAGAGCAGTATCAATTATTAGAAAAAGAAAACTGGGACTTTTTAAAAGGAGATAAAAAATGACAGAATTAATTGATGAAGGCGTACAAAAAACCAATGACACGCCTGAAGAAAAAAAAGTAGACGCAGTAGAATCACCTGAAAAAGCACTTTATAAGGATGACGAAAAACCTGAAGATAAGTCTGAAGATAAACTAGAGGATAAAAAAGAAGATGAAAAATCAGAGGATAAGAAGGAGGACAATCCGGAAGACAAGAAGGATGACGAGAAGTCTGAAGATAAGAAAGTAGATGATGAAAAGAAAGAAGCCGATGAAAAGAAAGCGGATGATGAGAAAAAAGTAGGAAAAAAAGAAGATAAACCGGAAGATATAGTTTTAAAAATGCCTGAAAATTCTTTATTACTTCAAGAGCGAATTGACGAGATTGCTACAATAGCCAAAGAGCAAGGATTGTCACAAGATACCGCACAAATGATGGTAGATAGAGAACAGGACGCAGTAGGTCAATACGCAGCAAATGCTAAAGCACATCTTGATAATTTAGCAGATGTTGTATGGATAGAAGAAACAAAGAATGACGCAGAAATAGGTGGGGAAAAATTCAAAGAAAATGTTGAATTTGCGAAACGAGCATTCAAAAAATACGGTTCGGATAAGTTCAATGAGATTCTTAATGAATCAGGATATGGTAATCATCCTGAAAATATAAGAGCTTGGTCACGGGTAGGAAGAGATATGAGTGATGATACTCTTATTCATGGTAAAAATGAAATTAATACTAAAAAAAGTCCTGTCGATATTTTATATGGCGGTGACAAAAAGAAGGAGTAAAATATGGGTGCTTTATCAACGAATGCATTTACATTGCTAGATTGGGCTAAAATATTAGACCCTGAAGGAAAAGTAGCAATTATTGCGGAATTATTATCTCAACGAAATGATATGCTTGATGATATCATATGGGTTCAGGGAAATTTAGAGATTGGTCATAGGACTACAGTTAGAACTGGTTTGCCTTCAGTTTACTGGAGATTGTTAAATCAAGCTGTTCAGACTTCTAAAAGTTCAACTGCTCAGATAACTGAGACTTGTGGAATGATGGAAGCATGGGCTGAGCTTGATAAAGAGGTTGCTGAGCTTGGTGGAAATCCTGACGCAGTAAGATATAGTGAAGCTCAGGCTTTTCTTGAAGCATTGAATCAGGAAATGGCTAGTACTTTGTTTTATGGTAATAGTTCAGTTTCACCTGAAGAGTTCAATGGTCTTTCTGTAAGATATGCTGATAAATCAGCTGCTAATGCACAGAATATTATTGATGCTGGTGGAGAAAGTTCTGATAATTCGTCTATTTGGTTAGTAGTTTGGGATGAGAATGGTATTTTTGGTACTTTCCCTAAAGGTTCTACGGCAGGACTAGACCATGAAAACTTAGGTCTGCAGACTGTTCAAGGCTCTACAGGAGTCGCTGGAACTAGGATGAGAGTTTATCAGGAAAAATGGAATTGGAAAGCTGGAGTTATTGTTAAAGATTGGCGACAAGCTGTTCGTATTTGTAACATTGACATAAGTAATTTAGTTGCTGAGTCAAGTGCTGCAGATATTACTAAAAACATGATTAAGGCGATGCATAGAATCGGAAGTCTTAATATGGGTAATGCAGCATTTTATATGAATAGAACAATGATTCAGATGCTGGATATTCAAAGAAAAGATTCCGTTTCAGCTGGTGGTGGTCTTACTTATGAAAATGTTGATGGTAAGGTTATTTTTTCTTTTAGGGGAGTTCCAATTCGTACTTGTGATTCATTGGTTGAAAATGAATCAAGAGTAACGTAATTAAAATTAATATAAATGTTTAAAAATATAAAAAGGAGATAAATATGTATTTAGATGCTCAATTATTATTTTCAGATGCGCAGGCTCTTACAGTTGCAGCTGCTTCAGAAAATTATGTAGATTTAGGTATCGCTAGGGATATTGGTACTGGCGAAAATCTATATGTTGTTTTGACTGTTGATGTAGCTTTAACTGATAGTGGAAGTGATTCAACTGTTGCGGTTATTTTGCAAACAGATTCTGATTCAGCCTTTGGTACAGTAGTAACTGGTCAGACTTTGTTTACGATTGCGGCAAATGCGGCTATTGGAACAAAATATATTGCTCGTATTCAGCCTGGTGGGGCTAACGATCGATATATTCGTTTGTATTATACTATGGCAGATGGTAATTTAACTACTGGTTCAGTAACAGCATTTATCACACATGATATTGATAAATATATTGCTTATGATAATAACATTACTATTTCGTAAGTAGTTTAAAAATAGGGGAGGGGGGTTTTGCGGCTCTCTTCCCCTGTAATAAAGGAGAGATATGAAAGTAAAAATTACAAAGATGGGTTATATGTTTAATCGTAGAGTTAAAGAAGACGAAGTTATTGTTCTTGAAGATGAAAAATTATTTTCAAAAAACTGGATGGAAAAACTTGAAAAAGATTCTAAAGAAAAAACAAAAGTTAAAGTAGAAAAAGTAGTTAAGCCTGTTCCTTTATCTCAAGCAGCTAAAGTTAATGAGTCTTTTGAAGATGCTCCGAAGCCTGAAGAAAAGCAAGTAGATAAGAAAGAAACTCCAACGGGGTCTAAAGAGGTTATCTAATGGATAAAACAGCTTTATGTAATATTGCTATATCTCATATCGGTATAAGTGTTGAAATTTCTAATGTTGAAACTGAACGTTCAGTAGAAGCTGCTACTTGTAGGAGATTTTTTGACCCGGTAGTTAATGAATTTGTACGGGATTTTAATTTTCCTATTCTTAATACAACTTTAGCTTTAGAATTGGTTGAAGAAAATCCTACTACTGAATGGGGATATTCTTATAGATACCCGTCTGAATGTTCTAATCTTATAAAGATATTAAGTGGGATAAGAAATGATAGTCGTCAATCATTAATTCCTTATAAAATAGTTAATGATGGTAGCGACAAATTAATTTATACAGATATGGAAAGTGCTTACTCTGAATATACTCTTAAAGTAACAGAAGTAAATATTTTTCCAACTGACGCAGCGATGGCAATATCATTTTTATTAGCGTTTTATTCAGCCCCTAGATTGACAGCTGGTGATCCGTTTAAATTAGGAGATAGGGCGTATAAAGCATATGTTTTATCTAAAGCAAAGGCTGAAGCTAATGCTGTTAATGAACAGCAAGATGAAGAGCCTTCTGAATCAGAATTTATTAGGGATAGGGAATAATAAAGCATCTAAATTATATGGGGATTAATGACAGCAATAGCTCAAAAATCATTTGCAGGAGGAGAAATTTCACCTAGCTTATACGCTAGGACTGATATTAAAAAATATATATCTGCAGTAAAAACTTTACGCAATAATATAGTAATGCGTCACGGTGGGACTCAGAACCGTCCCGGACTTTATTATATAAGTTCGACGAAAGACTCTTCAAAAAAAGTAAGATCCATCCCATTTATTTTTAATGCAGACCAAACTTATAATTTAGAATTTGGCGATCAGTATATGCGAATTATTCGTAATGCTGCACCCGTTGAAGTAAGTGGAGTTTCTGCGTGGCTAGTAGGAACTGCTTATGTAATAGGAGATTTAGTTGTTGATGGTGGTGTTAATTATTATTGTATTTTAGGACACACAGGACATCAACCTGCAAATGTAACTTATTGGTATGCCTTGACCGGGAATATTTACGAAATCCCTACCGACTTCCTCGAAGCTGATTTAGCTACTTTAAATTATGATCAATCCGCTGATGTGGTTACTTTAACACATCCCTCATATCCTACAAGTGAATTATCAAGGACAGGGCATACAACATGGACTCTTGCAGATGTATCTTTTGTTCCAGCACAAGTAGCACCTACAAATTTAGCTGCTTCAGGAGCTGCTGGAACTGTTGATTATTGGGTAGTAACTGCTATTAATGATGAAAGCTTTGAAGAATCTTTGTCACCTACAGCCGTAGGAGTTGATGTAGTTGCGTCGTCAGGATCACCTAGAACGCTTTCATGGACACTTGCATCTGGGGCATCTAAATATAATGTTTATAAAAAAACTAATGGTGTTTATGGGTATATAGGTATAGCTGAAGGAACTTCATTTATTGATACTGGCATTGAGGCTGATGCTACTGATACACCTCCAGCTATAAGAAATCCTTTTTCTGGTGCTGGTAATTATCCTTCAACAAGCTCTTACTATCAACAAAGACATAATTACGCTGCTACAACTGATAATCCTGAAGGTGTTGAGATGAGTCGGTCTGGTAATTATAAAAATTATACAAAAAGTTCACCTATACAAGATAATGACGCTATTTCTTTTAGTCTGGTTAGTGGTCAAGTAAATCAAGTTAAACATATGGTAGCGTTACAAGAACTTATGATATTAACATCAGGTGGAGAATGGGCTATTCAAGGAGGCACGGGAGGGGTAATTACTCCGGGCGAAGTTTATCCAAAACCTATTTCATATTATGGTAGTAGTGATTTAAGACCAATAACTATTGGGTCATCTGCTTTGTTTGTTCAAGCTCGTAGTTCTATTATTAGAGATTTAATAAATGATGTGGTCGAAGGGTATTCAAGTGATGATTTAACTATATTTTCAACACATTTATTTGAGGGGCGTACTATTGTAGATTGGGCATATCAGCAAGTACCTAATTCTATTCTTTGGGTAGTTATGAGCGACGGGGCGTTATTAGGATTCACTTATGTAAGACAGCATAAAATGTTTGCTTGGCATAGGCACGATACGGACGGTTCTTTTGAAAATGTATGTGTTATTCCTGAAGATAATGAGGACATTTTATATGCTGTTGTTAATCGAACTATCGACGGTAATACTGTAAGATATCATGAACGAATGAATACTAGAGTTATTAGTGATATTAAAGATGCTATATTTATGGATAGTGCTTTGACTTATGACGGTAGGCATACGGGTACAACGACGATGACGTTATCTGGTGGGGTAGACTGGTTATATACTGAAACATTAACACTTACAGCAAGTGCAGGATATTTTGTTGCTGGAGATGTTGATAAAGAAATTCATTTAACGGGTTCAGCTGGTGATATAGTAAGATGTAGGGTCACAGCATATACAAGCACTACGGTTGTTTCAGTTACTCCAAATATTACAGTTCCTGTTTCAATGAGAAGCGTTGCAATTACTACTTGGGGAAAAGCTGTTAATTCTATTAGTGGATTAGATCACTTAGAAGCTAAAGATATAGCGGTTTTTGGAGATGGATATGTTGAGGCTAGTCCTAATAATGTAGCTTATGATACGATTACAGTAGCTAGTGGTGCAGCAGTATTAGGAGAATATTATACCGTTATTCATGCAGGGCTTCCTTATATTTCTGATTTACAAACTTTAGATATTGATACGCCAAGTGGTGAATCTTTGGCTGATAATAAAAAACTTATTACTAGGGTTCATGCCTTTGTAAATGAATCAAAAGGAATTTTCGCTGGAAGTAGATCTCCGAGTGATGATACTGATGATCCATTAGAAGGTTTATATGAATACAAATATGATGATTTAGGAGAGACAGATTCGCCTATACCATTAGCTTCTGGTGTAATTTCAATAAACGTACAATCAAAGTGGGACAATAACGGATCGGTTTTTATAAGGCAAGTAGACCCTAGTCCATCGTCTATTTTAGCTTTAATTCCTTCGGGATTTGTACCATATCAAAAATAGGATAAAACATGGGTGCATTAGCAGTATTAGGTGGAATAAGTGCGGTATCAAGCATAAGTGGCTCTATAACGGAATCAGGAGCTATTAAATCTAAGGCATCTTATGAGGCTCAGCAGTTAGAGTTTAATTCTAAGTTAGCAGATTTGAATGCTAGAAGCACGGAACGAGTTGGAAAAGAAAATGCTCAGAATTATAAAACACAAATAAAGCAATTAATAGGAAGTCAAAGAGCTTCGATGGCAGCTCAAGGAATAGATATTAGTTCGGGTTCAGCTTTAGATATACAGGTTGAAACTGCTGAATTGGGTGCATTAGATGCTCTAACAATAAGAAATAATGCTTTTAGAGAGGCTGCAGGGTACAGAATTGAAGCAGCAGGATATACTGGTCAAGCTGAATTTACACGAGTTGCTGGTGAATCTAACGCAAGAAATACTTTAATTAGTGGAGGCTTGTCTGCTATTAATCAGGGTTTTCAGACTTATGCTGCAGCTGGTGGCTCTAATGGAGGCTCTAATGTTCAGGGAACAACTCCTGCAGGATATAAAGGAAGTAGAATATCTTTTAATTAGGAAGGAAAATTATGCCAACAGTACCAAGAATAGGAAATAGAGTACAAAGTCAAGGTTCTCCAGGAGTAAGAGTTAATACACAAACTCCTCAAGGAACTTTTGGTGGTGATACTAAAGTGAATAAAGAAGTTAATAAAATTTCTGATACTCTGCAAGGTATTGTTTTAGACGAGAGGAAAAAGGCTGATGAAGCTATCGTAAAAGGTAAATTTGCAGATTTAACTACTTGGAGAAATGCATATGTTGCAAATGCAAAAACTTTAAAAGGTGAAAATGCTCAGACTTTGCCTGAAGATATGAATAAAGCGTTTACCGAAATAAACAATGAAATTAAGCAAGGATTAAATGCTAGGCAAATTGCTTCATATGACAACTTAGCACAATCAGTTTATCTTGATACTGACGCTCAGATACAAAGTCACGTCGCTGTTGAACAGTTTAATCTTACAAATAAAAACAATCAGGCAGTTATACAGAATGAAAAAAATTATGCAATAGATAATTTTACTGACCCTCTTGTTATAGGTAAAAGTAAAAGCACAATAGTTGCTACAATAGATACTTTAGGTAAAAGTCAAGGCTGGAGTGATGAGCTGGTAGCGGCTAAGAAACACGACGAGTTAAGTTCTATGCACATAGGTGTTATTCAGAATTTAGTAACTGTTGATTCTGATGCTGCTGAAACATATTTTGATGCTAATAAGGCGGAAATTAATCAGACTAATATGAATAAGTATAAACTTGATAAGAATATCAAGGCTTATCAGAAACATAATTCAGAAGGACTTCAGGATAGTATTTTTGATAAAATAAGTCAAAAAAAATATGTAGAAGCTATGGATGAAGTTAATGCAGCAAATAAACCTATTGAGCAGGGCGGTATTGGCTCTCAAAGAGCAATAGCATTAAAAAAATCAATAGAAAAATCTCAAGAAGATGGGATTACTGAAATATTGGACAAAGAGTTAAATTCTGATTATTCTGGATTTGTAGAAATGGTTGATAAAATAGCTGGTAATGATAAAGATAGGTTTGCTGTAAAACAATTTATAGTTGATAAGTATGATAAAAATTATTATAAAGATGAAGCTAAGACTGATATTGAAAATGCTTTTGATATTATTAGAGATGTTAGAGAAGAAAATAAAAGATGGACTTGGGATATAAGGAATGGGATTAATTATGTAAAAGAGAATTTACCTTACCTGAATTTTCCTCTTTTTAGTGGTGTGCCTGAAGATGAAAAGACAAAGATAAAATTAGGTAAAATAAATGATGAAAGTCTTGCTTCAGGATTAAGCAAACTAATTAATTATGCCGCTAGAGGTAATAAAGACCCAGAGGCTTTAATGAAGGTTGCTGATGAGATTATTAGGGAAGAACAAATAAGAAGGAATCCTAAAGAAGCTAAATATATAATAGGCGAAGAGTACACTAATCAAAGTGGAAGAAAAGCAAAAGCTATTAGACAAGTTAATGGAAGCATAGCTTTGGAGTATATAGACTAATGGGAGAAATTGTAACAATAGATAGTTTTGAAAAAGCTGCTCCTAATAGAAATGAAAATGTTGTTTCTATTGATGAGTTTGAATTTATAGCTGACGAACGACAGACAATGCCTGATCCAAGGGATGATTTAAATTTTGTAGAAAGAGCGTTAACAAGTTCGGTAGGCGATGCGCTAACAGGTTTTGTTTCAAAAAGAGGTGCAGCCTTTTCTGCTTCTACTTTAAAAGAAACTCCTTATGGCATAGGTAAAAGACTTCTTACTCAAGAACCTTTTATGACAAAACATGAAAAAGAGTTAGCTGCCAAATATCCTATTACATCAGGTGCAGGAAGTATGTTGGGAGGGCTTACAAGCATAATTGGTATTTTAGCAATTCCGGGGGTAGGTTTACCAGTAGGGTTCGGAGCGGCAGGGGCATTAAGCAAAACGGCAGATATAGCAGAAGATGCTTCTAAAAATTTTAATGACTCTTTATCAACAGCAAAGAGTATTGGACAGGTAGCAGTTACTGGAATTGTACAAGGAATAACAGGCAAAATATTTCAAAATGCATCAGTAGTGCCTACATTGTGGGGAAGAGCAATAATGCGATCTTCTGGTGCAGGTGCAAACGCTATAACTGAAACATTAGTAAATCAGGCGATTTCCGAGGAAAAGGTAGATGTTGAAAAAGCATTAGCAAATGGGGGGTTTGCAGCTGTTCAGATGGGATTATTACATATGCTCGTTGAAGCCCCTGCGCTAAAAAGGGCTATTATTAGAGATGCTAGTAAGATTGCAGGAAAAACATTAAATTATCCAGAAGCAAAAGCTGTCTTAAAAAAATCAGGAATAAATCCAGAATCTTTATCTCCAGAGTTACAAAAAGCGAATTATGAATTAAAGCGAAAGGTTGCATTAGAAGATATTAAGGTAAAATCAAGTAGGCTTGGCGTTTCTGAAAAAGTGTTGAGAGATGTAATAAATGAGAGAAGTATAAGGGGGCGGGAGGAAATTTTATCTAAATACCTTTCAGATATGGTAAGGAAAGACCCTAAGAAAGCGGAAAAACTTTTACCATTTTTTGACCTAATAAAGAAGGGGGCAGACCCAGTAGATGTTTTAATAGCAATTGAAACAACAGAAATGTTAAAAACACCTACACCTATTACTGAGCAGTTAAAGACTCCATCTCAAAAGGTAGGAGCAAAATTAGAAATAGGAAAAACATATAATTCTAAAGGTAAATTAATAGATTCAAAAGCAAAAAAAGTTACGGAAACAATATATAAAATGAGAGATGGAAAAAGATGGGAACAAAGTAATGATGGCGTTACTTGGAAACCTGTTCAAAATGAAGAAGTGCCTTTTGAGGTTAATGCGGAAGAAACCATAGGGGAGTTGACTGTTGCTGAACCTGACCTAACCGAACAAGCTAAGGGGTTTGATACTGTTGAGGAGTTTGTGACTGAGCAGAAGAATAAATTTACAAAAACATTAAAAGATTACAATGAGGAAAATGAGGGAGAGGTGTGGTTACGGGTATTGCCAGAGGGCAGTAAACTACTGAAAGAAGGGGACTTTGTTCCATCTTCTAAAGAATGGGAAATTGTAGATGGAGATACATCTAATATGCGCCCTACTAAAACAGAATCAGGTAATGTTTCAGCGACGGAAGTTCCGATAAATAGTCATGAAATCACATTAGAAGAGGTATATGATCAAATAAGTAGATATGGAGAAGAGCAATTAATTTTAATTAGTGGTGAAAGAACACAAAATCAAGAGTGGAATCAAGACCCTTGGGAAGTGGTTATAAAAGATGCAAAGGTTGAAAAAATACTAGATAAGCGTATATTAAATTCCTTTGTTAAAAGACCATATTCTCCAGAAATTAAGCAACAGCTAACCGACATCTACAACAAAGCGCATGAAAGTAAAGTTGTTAAACCAAAACCCAAGCCAAAACAAACCCGAAAACAAAAATTTGATGAGATGGTTACACGGATTCAGGAGATTAAGAAAACGAGGCAAGACTTAAAAAAATCAAAAGTTGAATTGCAAGATGCTTCAAAAGGGATATCTGAAGATTTATCCTCATATAATAATGCTTTAATAAAACCAACTGATGAGAAATTATTAGAAGAATACAATAAATTACCAGCAAAGTATAAAGAAAATAAAAATAATAAAGGCATTATTCCTTTTAATGAAGAAGTTAATAATTTTTTATCTGACATGATTTTATTACAAGAGCAAGTAAAAAATGATATATCAGAAACTCAAACTGCTATTGTTGAAGAAACCCAAAAGAAAATAGTCAAGTCTGAAGTTGCAAGTTTAAAGCAAAGGCTTGCTGATTTTAAAGCTGGTAAGTTGGAAAAGATTAGTGAGATTAAAGACCTCCGCAAAGATTTAAAGCAAAGAGTTAGAAAAGAATTGCCCGGTGATATTCCTAAACAAATAATGACTGTTATAGATTCTATTGTTGATGAAGTTACCTTACAACGTGCCGAGGCAAAACTTGATGATATTGTTAAAAATTATGAAGATAATTTGGCAAAAGTAAAAGCTGAAACTGCAATAACAAAAGAGTTGAAGTTTACTAAGCCTGTAAAAACTAAAGGCAAGTACGATTACGAAAGCAATAAAATTTTTGATGAGTTAAGAGATATACAGAAAATGACAAAAGCTACTGCTATGGAAGCGTTGTCTATTTCTCCGACGGAGAATCTTACCGAACTGGATTTGATTAAACAGCGTATTTTATCTTTGAAAGCTAATGGTAAAGAAGCATCCGTTGCAATATACGAACAGGTTTTGGCTGATATAAAACTTTTAAAGCAACAAGGGAAGTTGGCTAAGAGTGAAGAGGATATGTTTAAGCGGGTTGAGGGGTCTGAAAACATTGAAGAGGCAAGAGAATTACTTCATAAATTTAAACCCGAAAAGCACTCTAATAAAAAAGGTAAAACAAAATTTATTAATAAAGTAAAAACAAATATAGGTAATACTTATGTTGAAGGATTTGGTATTCTTTATTCTCATTTTAATTGGTTATTTGGACAAAAATTTGCTGAAAAACATGACGGTCAAATAAATCAAATACATCAAAGAACAGGTACTAGAGTTCAGATTAAAAAAACCAATGAAAAAGTAATGAAAATTTATGATGTTAAAGACCAAACAGCTATTGATAAAGTCTTTAATAAAACAGATCTGATTAAAATTGAATATAATATGTTAATGGAAGATTTATATTTAACTGATAAAAATGGTAGAGAGCATGATGAATTAAATAAGTTTGATCTTATGAGTATTTACAATGCCATTAAAAATGACAAAACAAGGGCGCAATATTTTAATGCTTTTGGTAGTGAACAGATATTTGAATTATTAACAAATCTTACTGATGCTGAGAAACTTCATGCTGATACTTATATGGAAGATATTAAACCGTATCAAGATATATATAATCAACATAGCATCAATACTCGTGGAATTGATAATGGCGTTGTTGAGAATTACTGGCCGGGAGCATCTGAATCTGAAAAAGATATTTTAGATGATTATAGAAACCAAAGTGAAAGTCCTACTGCTATTAAACCAAGAACTGCAAGTGAAGATGTAATTCCTGTTATAAAAAATGCTAAAGATGTTTTTGAAAAACATGTTTATGTAGGTGAACATCTAAAACATATTAGTCCTAAATATGCTAAACTTAGAAGAATGTTTGATAACCCGACTTTAGTTACTGAGATAAAAAGTAAATACGGTGAAAGTATTTATGATTCAATGATGAATCATATTGAAGATTTAGCTTTATATAAGCCTATACAGAGAATAGATAGTATTAGTAAATTTTTTGGAAAAAGAATTTCAAATTGGGTTATAGCAAAAATAGCGATTCCAAATATTACTTCTCCTATAAAACAGCAACTTTCACAATTAAATTTTATAGAGCAAATGAATGTTTTTGAATGGGTTAAATATTATAAACAAGGATTAAAAAATCCTAGAAAAACTTTTGAATATATGTGGAAAGAAATACCATATTTAGAAGCTAGATTTATGATGGGGTTTAATGAAGCATTGGAAGAAGCTATTAAGGGTTCTTCTGAGATAAAATCTAATATAGATTTGTTTGCAACAGGTTTAACCTCTGGAACAAGAATGTCTGATATTACTGCTATTATATATGGAGGCTATCCTTTATATCAATCTGAACTTGATAAAGGTACGCCAAAAAAAGAAGCAGAAGACATTTTCTTAAAAGCAACTGCTAGACATCAACAATCTCCGTTTGAATTAAGTCGGTCTAAATGGCAGAAAAATAAAAATCCTTTAATTAAAGGGTCTCTTGCTTTTGCAAATACTATAAGTCAACATACTAGAAATATGGGTGATGCTTATATTAGTTATAAGCATGGAGATATAGACGCTGTTCAACTTGCTAAAACATTTCTTATATATGGATTCATACAGGCATTATTAGTTTCTCTTGTAACTCTTGCAGCAAAAGAAGGCTTTTATGCTGTTGGAAGAGCATTTACAGGAAGAAGAAGAGAAGAGCAGACTGATGATGATTTAAAAACCATAGGAGAAAATGTTTTAATAGATATGGCTATTTCACAAGTATCTGCTATTCCTTATATAAAAGACGCAGTAGCTTATACAATAAGAAGGCAGACTGGAAGAAACGCTTATAATGCATTGAGTCATAACATGTTTGATGATTTAGAAAAAGGTATTCAGGCAATAAATAAGAAAAAAGAAAATATTACAATGATGGATTATTTAACTATTTCTGCAATACTTTTAGAAACAGAGCTAGGATTACCGGGACAAACAATTTTAAGAGAAAAAAAATTATTATTAGATGCAAAAAAACAGAAATAGAATATAATATAAATAGGAGGACAGGAAAATGACATTAGTATCATCAATAAATAAATGGACAAATTTAGGGAACGGAACGACAGCTATATATTCTTATACTGCAAAGATATTTGCACAGACAGATTTAGTTTTAACAGTTAAAGATTCTGATGGAGCTGAAACTACATTGACGATAACTACTGATTATACTGTGACGGGTGTAGGCTCAATAGATGGTGGGACAATAGTTCTCGTAGATGACGGGCAGGATTGGATTGACACAAATAGTTTTCTTGAAACTGGATGGACTTTAGTTATTAGACGAGTGCGGGGCTTGGTTCAAAATACTGATATTAGAAATGGCGGTGCGTTTTATCGTGAATCTGTTGAAGATGAATTTGATAAACAGATAATGATTGACCAGCAACAACAAGAAGAGATTGACAGGTCGATAAAAATAGCAGTTACCTCTTCTGCTACACCAGTTCTTCCTGAGCCTGTAGATGGTTATGTTAATCAATGGGATGGTACTGACGGGGACATGATTGCTGTACCTTATTCCGGAGATACTTTAACAGATGCGGTAACAGATGCAGAAACAGCTCAAACGGCTGCGGAGTTAGCAGAAACTAATGCTGAAACTGCACAAGGATTAGCTGAAGGATTCAAAGATGATGCAGAAACAGCTGCGAGTTCTCTTGATGTTGATGATGTTACTTTAGAAAAAACTACTGATTTTCATATTAAAGATGGTGGGGTTGGTGCTACGCAACTAGTGACTGATGCGGTTGAAACTTTAAAAATAAAAGACGCTAATGTTACCTCAGCAAAACTAGAGGCAGATTTAGCTTTTGGAACTTTCCCAACGACTCCAGAGTCAGCTCCTGATGCGGATTATGAAGTTGCTAATAAAAAGTATGTGGATGATTCAGGATTAAGCTCATACAGAGGTACTTTTACTAGAGATATTTCGACTGTAACTGGAACACAGGCAGTTACTGGTATTGGGTTTCAGCCTACTACTTTAATTATAATGGGAGCTTTAGCTAGCCCTGGGGGTCAAACTTTTTCTATAGGACTTGCAGTTGGAACATCAGACGGTCTTATTTGTTCACTGGATGGGGATATAACAAAAATTGTTTCAGTAGATAACAGATTTCTTGATTTTATAATTTCTGATGGAACTTATAATTATGCCGTTGTAAATAGCATGGATTCTGATGGATTTACATTAGGATGGACAAAAGCTGGTGCGCCTACAGGAAGTGTTGTCTGTCATTTTATAGCTTTAAAATAGGAGAAAAATTATGCCAAGAGTATGTATAAGAAAATCAGATAATAAATTTATAGAATCACAATCAAATGATACAGCAAAGTATGGGACATTAATTATTAATGCTATAAATTCTGGATATGTTGAAAATGAAATTGAAGAGAAGGTTGTAAGTAAAGCTGAATTAATACTTATTATAGAAAATTCTAAAACACAGATAGAAAAAGATGTTGAAAAGAAAGAAAAATTAATCTCAAGTAAGATAAAAGATAAACAAAGGAAAGATGCTATCAAAGATTTAAAAACTGAAGGCAAACTTGATTCAAAGGAAGATTTAATTAAACAGGAGGATCGAAATGCGTTATCAAACTAAAATAACAGAAACAGCAACACAAGCATTAGGGGCAGCAGCATTAGCATATTCATATGAGTTTTTAAAAGACGGTTATTTAGATAATATTGAGTTTAAGTTTTCAGGTGCTTGTAGTCAAACTCTTACAGTAACTAGAGATAATTTAGATGGGGCTGCTTATGATGCTGTATTAAAAACACAAGCGTTAGGAGGAGCAACTTATTTTACTTATCAGCCAGCCAGAAAAATATATTTTAGAAAAGGCGATATTCTTTTAGTAGGCATAACCTCAGGTGGAGCAACTACTGTTGGTATGACAGCGTTTATGGAGGGGGGATTAACATGGGTGAGTTAAATATTTTAGAAGAAGTAAAGAAGGCAGAGATATTAAATGCTTCGTTAGCTTCGGCTAATATGAATCTTAATGCTGGAATAAAGAAGTTGGAGGCTTCTGTAAAAGGTTTAGAGAAACAAGAAATCGGCATGAAAGACGTGGTGTTTGAGTTAGAAACAAAACAATCTATTTTATCTGATGATATAAAATTTTTATCTGAAGAAAAAAATAAAATTGAAGATAATATTAAAGGTGGTAAAGAAGCGTTTCAAAAGCAAGAATTTCATAATGATAAAACCATAGATGATCTTAATACAAAAATAAATAGTTTAACTAATCAAGGTGCAAAATTAAAATCAGATGTTTCTGAGTCAAGGCAGAATAAAAACAGCCTAGACTCTGTTTTAAATTCTTTAAAATTTAGCATTGCATCTAATGAAAAATTTTTTAGTTATATTAAAAATAAAAAAACCGAAAAATCAAACGAGTTTAAAATAGAAAAAAGGAAACTAGATAATAATATAAGCCAATTAGAAGAAAAAGAGTCTAGTTTAAAAGAAGATATTTCTCTTTCTGAAAAGAAACTTGAAGCATTACAATCTGATTTTGATAATAAAGAGAAGAAATTAGCTTCAGATTTAAAGGCAATTAAACTGGATTGCGAACAAAAAGAAGAAGCTATTGCAATTAAAGAAAAAGCGTTAGATGAAAAAATAGCAAAAGAAAAAGTTTTATCTGACGCTAATGAAAAAAAGCAGAATGAAATTGATAGTCAAATAGAAGGATTACATGATGCTGAGAATGAATTAAAACTAAAGGAAATTAAAGTTCAAGAGTTGATAAGGAGAAATAACATTGAAAAATAAATTGAAAAATTGTCTGGCGATTAGTTTACTGTTTTTAACTAGCTTTGCTTATGCTGAAGGTATGTGTGAGGTGCATCTTGACGGTGTATGTGTTGCTGATTTAGCAATAGTACAGTATCAAGGTGTACTTACGAGCCCACCTGTTTCCCCAATTGGTGCTGCTTATTCGTATTTTGACCCTATAACTGGAAAATTATTATGCTCTGAAGATGGTGGGGCTTATGAGAATTGTATTTCGGGAGCTAGTACAGACACTCTCTACGCTCCTGGAACAAACCTTGAACTAGATGGCACAGTATTCCGAGTGAGCGACAATGTTTCTTTAGCCGGAACCTTAGACGTAGGGTCAACGATATACGCAATAGACGCTTTTATTGAAGACCGTATCGGGATAGGCACAACAACACCAAGTCAAATTCTTGTTGCAGATACAGGAAGCACCGCTACTGACGGATGGATAGGTGTACGGCTTGGAAATGACGACAGATTTATTAAGATGGGGAATCCCGGTGGCGATGATTCATATATATTAGTAGATGACAATGATTCAATAGTTTTAGGACAAGAAGATAGTTTTACTGGTGACGGTAGTGTTATAACAAAATTAGTAACCATTGATCGTGAGGGGGGTACAAACCATACCCTACTTGGATTAGGAACGGATAGCCCCGCTTTTGAATTAGATGTGGTTGGTGATACCCATACAACGGGTTCGTTAATGGCTGACGGGGATTTAGACGTTACAGGAGATGCCCTTATAAGTGGTACAGTAGGGGTAGACGACGATATTACTATTGGTGATACCCTAACAGTCGGAGGAAGGACTTATTTACGAGGGTTAGTAGCGGTAGGAACAATAGCAAATGATTATGTTTTCCCAGTAGGTGACGGGAACGCAGATGAAGTTTTAGTGACGAATGGGGCAGGGGCATTAACTTTCGAATCAATCACTAGCACTATAAGCGGAGAGGATTTAGTAGTTGGAGATTTATCGGTTGCTGGAACATTGGAAGTAACGGGAACTATTTATAATGGAAGTGGGGCAAAGATAGTTTTTTATAAAGATTGATTTTCTATAATATTAGAAGAACCAGCGGTTACAGATACATTTTTTTTGTTTGAAAGTCCTGCTGATATAACCATGACAAGGATGAATTCAATAATTGAAAGTGGAACCTCACAGGAAGTAGACATCAGAGAGTGCGACAATACAGGGCAAAACTGTATTTCAATAGATACCACTTTACTATCCTTGCCGACGGGCAATGTATTATTAGATGGGTCTTTTAGTAATCCTACGATAGACCAATATGATTGGATAAAAGTATATTATGGAGTATCAAGTGGTACAGTTTCATCAGTGACAACAACAGGTCATTTTGATTATAACGACAATTAAGGAGCAACATGAGAATATTAATTTTATTATTTATGGTTTTAGTTTTATCGGGATTCTCGTCGGAGAAGTATCAAGAACAAAAAGCAAAGGGTGGCACATTTAAATTCGACGGGGTTTTAGTTAGTTTGCCAAAAGTCGCACCTAAACAGGAGGTTAAAAAACAAATCAATGACCTTGACTTATTTTTTAATAATTTAAAGTTAATGGTTCTGGATTATAAACCAGAAGTTAAAAATAGAACCTATTTTACGGAGGATTAAAGATGAAAAAAATATTTGCATTTTTAGTATTAACTATATTTGTAGCAAGTGTGGCATTTGCAGGAGTTAAGTCAATCAAAATCCAAGCAAGTGCAGGACAAATAATTGCTTCGATAAAAAGTAGTATTTATAGCGACGGAATAGCATTAGATAAAAAACGTCAGAAGATTGAAGATATCATAGCAACAGGTCAGGTTGAAGATGATGCAGCTAATATGGAAATTCTAAGAACAAAGTTATTAGCTATAAAGACAGTACAAATTGAAGCGTATACTTTTATTAATCAGACATGGGAAGATATTGATAAATGAAAAAGTTATTATTAACAATTTGTTTTATCTTTGTGGCGAGTGTTTGTTTTTCTCAAGGCATTAATCCTACGCTAACTGTCTTAATGCTAGAGTTTGACGAAGTAGACGGCGCAACAACGACAACAGATATTGCAACTGGCGGTGATGCCCCTCATTCAATAACACTTTCAGGTAATGCACAGACAGATAGTGGGATAGTTAAAGGAAGTGATTTTGGTAATTCACTGCTTTTAGATGGGACAAACGATTTAGCTCAAGCATCTGATTCTGACGACTGGGATATTCTAGGAGATAAGACAACAGAGCAGACTGTTGACGCTTGGGTTAGATTAGATGTTAATAATAGGGTACAAACATTTATTGGTCATACTGGAGGTGGTTTAAATTATTGGTGGCTATATTATTGGCCGTTAGGAATTCCTGACGGGTTTAAATTTAATTCCTATGATGGAACTAACAACTATCTAATTATAAGTGGAACATTAATGAATGTGGATACATGGTATCATATTTGCTTAATTAAAGTAGACGATGATTTAGGATTATATTTAGACGGAGTGTGGAAAGGAACAGATAGCATGGATGATCTAGTTATTAACTTTACTGGTAATTTAAATATTGGAGATGGTGGAACTTTTAATGATGCTGCGGATTTAGATGGTAACATAGATGAAGTTAGAATAACACAAGAAAACTATTTCTCAGTAGACCCTACAAGCAATACCAGTAGCTTCACTCCTCCAACAGTTGCGTACTCAGTAGCCTCAACAAGAAACAGGTTTCATATAGTCAAGAAAATCTTTACTCCATTAAAGCGAGGCGGATATGACAGAAAAATTGAAAGCTGGACTCAAAATTTCGGATGGAATGGAATCCAAAAGCAACTGTCAAACATGCCAAAACAAACCGACAGAGGCTTATTGTAAATATATAGCTAAGTGCAAACACTATAAGGAGAAAAAGAATGAATAATTCAGATTTGCTGAAAATAGTTTTATGGGTCGGAGGAATATGCACGACTGGATTTTTCGTTCTTCTCACTATGGTTTTAAAAGTCCCGGGTAGTGTTACCCATCCTTTAAACCAAATAAGAGATGCGTTACTAGGGGATTTTGATAAGCCTGGACTGATAACAAAGGTTCACAACAATGGTAAAAGCATTGCAGATTTAAAAAATAAGTTCGAGAAACATCATGAGTGAAAAATTCGACCCACATCCTTTTCCTGACCGTAAAGAACATGACTACAATAATAGAGCGCATGTTTTATTATCGAGGGCGCATTTAGTAATAAAAGATTTAACAGAATTGTTTGAAGAACATTCACAAACACTAACAGATAGGAGAAAAACAGATGAAGAAAATATTGTTACTGATGATGTGCCTGGCGGTATCGGGGCTGATGGGTTGTGCTACGGTAGGGAAAAAAAGTGCTGACGGAAACACGATATCTATAAAAGGATCTGGAAAGGTTGTTTTTGCTGATGAATCATCAATCGAAGGTAAGACGTGGCTTCCTGAATTCAAGGTGTTTCGATAATGTGGGGTTGGGTAAGAAAAATTCCTCACCCCTCGTATGGAAACTATGGAGGGGCTTATAACAAATGTAAAGGTGATAACTGTCCTTTACCGATTGACTGGATGGACTCGGCTTTTGCTCAACATGATATTGACCTTGAGAAAAAAGACCCCTTAGCTGACTATAAATTAGCTGTAATTCTTAGGACTGAAAATCCTAATGTTTTAATGGGTTACAGACCAATACGTTACTGGCTTTCATGTTTATTTTTATTTAAATCAAATCTCAAACCTAACCCTAAAACTAATCCAACAATAAAGCCTACTCCTACGCTTGTGATGTGATAAAATGAAGTGAAACATTCCAATTTATACCTCCTATTAAAATAAATATTTAATTATTAGTGCAACGACCAAACACACTATCCAAAAGCAGAGCCACTTTCTGGCTTTAACGCACATCGGATCAGGATTGTTCCACATATTTATCTTACGTCTATCTTTGGTTAGTCCGCAACGAAAGCAATATGTCTTATCTGCGTCCCATTGATGTCCGTTTACATTACGTTTATCGCTACTCCAATTTAATAAGCATATTATTATTTTTCAATTTGGCATTTTATCCCTCCGTATTGTGTTAGGTGTTTATTAAAGATTAAAAACATATTTAACTAAATTAATAACTCCTGCTGTAAAAATAAACGAACCCAACATAATGCTTAATACTGCTGTAATTAATTGCATATCCATCCTCCCTTATTTTATTCAAACCATTTACGATATACTTTTCCACAACTCTCACATGCTTCCATATTGATTGTTCCTAGATTCACGAAGTAAACTTCTCTGTCTTGGTATTCTCCTGATTTATACGGCTCTTCGTCGCTGATTGCCTCTGTAACGTATGCCGACATTAAAGCTATGTTGCCATTTTTGCAGTCTGGACAAATATCTCCTGTTTTGTTTTTCATAATCCTCCCTTGTTTTAAAAGCGTTAACCTCCTCCGTTATTTGCTCCCATTGCTTCTGTTAAAACACGAAACATCCACTTTGCTCTTTCTTCAACCTCCGGGAACTCTCCAGGAGATACACTGTCAGCAAATATAATTTC